TACCAGGACTTAGGTCTACCCCAATCTAAGCAACTTCTCAATTGCTTGGACCGCCGCAAGGCTACTGACTGGGGAGTTGATCGTGAAAGATTGAGTGTAGAGGAATCCCTTCAACCCCAAATTCTCGACTACACCTGCGATACCTCCCAGGCTACGGAAAAGATTCCGTGGACCGCCCGGGTATCGTGCACCCAACCTATATTCATGATCTCCGTCCGCTACCAACTTAATAAAGTCGTGAAAGAGCGGATGACCCTTAGCGTTTTCAAGTTGCCTGATCCAGCGAACACTATCTTCAGCCTTAGACCACTTGTGTTTGAAGTATTCGTGGCTGAGCATGCCACCAAAGGTACGGTAGATGGACCGGATACCAACGCAAAACCCAAAGCGGTCGACATAATCCAGAAGATAAAGTTTCTGGCAGAACCTGGTTTTATCCCGAGCTACGTATTGCTTTTGCTTATTTGCGGAGAAACCGCATGCCAAGGATCCCTTCTCAACCCTGTCGATGTTCAAACCTGGACAGTACCAAACACCGTCATCGCCCCTAACTAGGACTTTAGATTGATCCGGATCTAGACCATTGGTAATCAACACGTAATAGAACACCCTTAGCTGAACGAAGGAGTCAACCCTATTGGTAAAGTAGGAACCAGAAGGGACAGAACCAGTCCGTCCCGTAAACCGGTATCCTCCCGGTGTCAGTAGGTCACACGTAAAGAAAATATCCTCGAGCTGTTTGATCCTCTCGCTCTCGGTACGTGGGTAAAGTTCGCAAAGAAGTCGGAAGAAGTAGGATCCAATCTCCCGGGAAACGCTAAGGTCGAAACCTTTTACGTCATATCCAAATACCTCCTGCTCGTTTGTGCTCGCCTCCTTTAGGATGACGGTGATCACCTTGGCCGCCTCATCCCTTCCTTGTAGGGCGCAGAAGCACTCCTGCTTCTTGAACACTTCGATTAGTGGTGCGCCATACCGGGCCTCGTGGATAACCACACTATGCGCGAAACCCCAAACAACACGCTGTTTAGTAGTCTCGGGTCCTCCTTGCTGTCCTCGCCAACCCAGAGTTGCAGGGTAAACTGTGACCTTACCCCGTCCAATGTCTTCCAAAGCAATCTGAAGGTACTTATCAGAGCTGGTTTTACCCTGCTCCAAATAGGGAAGACCCCAGTTACTTTTCTTGGGAATAGCGTTCCTTGCATTCTGCGGAGTCAGTGGATGCAACCGGCCAATATATGGTAGGAAATACTTCCTACGCACGTACTGGTAGGCCTTCTCCCTCGCAAACTTATTATACCCAGGGCGATGCTTACCAAAATAGGCAAGAATACTGGGAGTTCGATCTTTGAGGGGCCATTGAATGGAGAAGGGCCCAATTTTATCCCGCTCAAGCTGTTCCAACTCCAACAGAGCTACAGGTAGTTCAGCACCATGCACGGAGAAAAGGTCATCAACCAACTTGATAAGTTCTTTCCGTGGTCGTCCGTCAAACAACCGCGAGCGAACATCTCGTGGATCCCCCCCAAACCCGCGGTTAACCAGACGGACGGCCGCGGCATGAGTAGCAATGCCTGCCCCAAAACAGAGGGCCGGGATGCTCCTGTAAGAAACGGGAGCAACAGCAGTCACGTTCACGTCCTTCGGAATGGTAAAAGAGCTCATAGAGCAGATACCTAAAGGAATTGTAGCGCTTCACTGAGAAGTGAAGTGTACACCTTCTAAGTGTGAAGGATTTAAGAGTGGCGTTGGGATTGATGAAGAAAAACCTCTTCAGCTAACAAAATAT